TTGTCCATCACCCCCAATGCTGAAGAACACATTGTCGAGGTTGCGCGTGTTTCTAGCTCTCGCGAGAATAAGAAGGAGGATTACAGCTCGCTCATAAAGTACCTCATAACTCATGCGCACTGGTCACCGTTTGAGCATTCCTACCTGACATTTGAGATAGAGACCAGCAAGGCCATAGCAATACAGCTTCTCAGACATAGAAGCTTTACATTCCAGGAGTTCAGCCAGAGATACCAGGACGTAAATGCCCTGTCAAAAGACGGAGGCATTTTTGAGCCAGTAGAGTTGCGTTGGCAAGCTGTAAAAAATAGGCAATCGTCTGTTGAGCCAATGAACTCTGTTGTTCTTGACAGCAAGGTGGCTATGGTGTTTGCCGCATGTGAGCAGCTGTACAACAGCCTAATTGAAGCCGGGGTGTCTCGTGAGACGGCAAGATTTGTGCTGCCTCTTGCCACGAAAACAACGCTGCATATGACGGGCAGCGTACGCTCTTGGATACACTTTTTGCAGATTCGTGACGACCCACATGCTCAGAAAGAGATACAGGATTTGGCAAAACTCATTAAACATATCTTTGCAGATAACCTGCCAGTAACGGCAGCTGCACTTAAATTTACATGAGTTGTTTGGTTGACTTAGAGGGCTACAAGGAGAAAGGAATAAAGATAGACCCTAACGGAAGCCACGGCGAAGTCATAGAACTTCACGGGCTTCTTGTCGTTTTACCCAAGCAGCCACCCAAAAAAGATATACTGTTTCACGAGTTCCCAAAACGGGAACAAAGGTGGTCAAGGTTGCCAGTCCCCAAGGAACTTGAGAAGATTAGGTCTATGGACGAGTGGATGGAGAAGCCGCCAGAATTTAGGGCTAGGTTTTCTCCTTATATAGAAGAGGAGTACAAGAGGAGGAGGAACGGGGTGTGGTTTTACAACAACGGAGAGCCTACGTATGTCACAGGCAGGCACTACATGTTTCTTCAGTGGTCTAAGATTGACATAGGTTACCCGCATTTTCTACAGTTCCAACGTGAGATATTTCTTCATTTCGCTGCTTGTGAGGTTGACGAGCGTTGTGTTGGTCAGCTTTATACTAAGTGTCGCCGTTCTGGTTACACCAACATATGCTCTTCTATCCTTGTTGACGAGGGAACTCAGGTCAAGGACAAGACGATAGGCATACAGTCCAAGACGGGTAAGGACGCTCAGGAGAACATCTTCATGAAGAAGGTGGTTCAGATTTTCACAAACTACCCGTTCTTCTTCAAGCCTATTCAAGACGGTACCACCAACCCAAGGATGGAGTTGGCTTTTAGAGAGCCGTCTAAGAGGATAACAAAGAGCAACAAGAGCACGTACGCTGGAGATGCCCTGAACACTATAATCAACTGGAAGAACACCACTAACAACGCATACGACGGTGAAAAGCTTCATTTGTTGTACTTGGATGAGGCCGGGAAATGGGAGGCTCCGTCCGACATCAGAGAGGCGTGGAGGATAGAGCGTACGTGTCTTATTGTTGGTAAGAAGATTGTAGGAAAGGCCTTGGTTGGCAGCACCGTTAACCCCATGCAGAACGGGGGTGAACAGTACAAGAAATTGTGGGAAGACAGCAACCCGTTTGAACGTAACGCCAACGGAAGGACCAAGAGCGGATTGTACAAGATTTTTGTCCCGGCTTATGACGCCCTGGAAGGCTTCTTTGATACCTATGGCAACCCTATAGTAGAAACGCCAGATTCAGAGGTGGATGTTTTAGATGGTGGACAGACATCTATAGGCGCGAAAGACTTTCTACGTAACGAGCGAGAGAGCATGAAACACGACTCTTCAGAAATGAATGAGATAGTCAGGCAGTTCCCGTTCAACGAAGACGAAGCTTTTAGAGACAGTGTCTCGGGTAGCATATTTAACGTAGGAAAGATTTACGAGCAGATAGAGCACAACCAGGAACTATACCCCAACCCCGTTGTACAGGGCAACTTTATATGGGAGGAGAAAGACAAGAAGGTAGTGTTTTCTCCTAACGTCAACGGAAGATTCAGGGTTTGCTGGATGCCCCCTAATGAAGAGCGAAATGTGATAAGAGAGGCCCATGGGAAACGCATCCCACCGTTTTCTGATTATGGGTGCGGCGGAGTTGACTCCTATGACATTGACGCTACTGTTGACGGCAGAGGCTCTAAGGGGGCCCTCCACATGTACAACAAGTTCTCCATGAATAGGCCGTCCAACATGTTTGTGGTGGAGTACGCCTCTCGTCCTGACATGGCCAAGATATTTTATGAGGACGTCCTTATGTGCGCCTTCTTTTATGGCTACCCGCTGCTGATAGAAAACAACAAGTACGGTATAGTCAGGTACTTTGAGCAGAGGGGATACGATGGATACATCATGGATAGACCTGAACACCTTAAGATTTCTGGGTCTAATACTAGCGTGAAGACCAAGGGGATTCCGTCGAACTCACAGGACATCATCCATGCACATGCCCAAGCCATAGAGTCTTACGTTCACAACCATGTTGGAATAAACTATGAGACTGGGGAGATGGGGAAGATGTATTTTGACAGAACCCTGGAGGATTGGATTGGTTTTAAGATTGACAAGCGCACTAAGTTTGACTTGACCATAAGTTCCGGTCTGGCGCTCCTTGCAGCCCAAAAAGCAAAGGAAAAGCCAGTGGCGTCATTTGAGGACAAGAGATTTGTGCGTAGATACAGGGTCATGGGTTGATTTATTTATATTTGCAGAGTTATATTGTGTTATAGCGCAGTATACGCTCTGCCGTAATGTACAATAAAGAAAACAAGAACACAGGAGGATTTCCAGACCCTTTGGCAGACGCCTCTGTAAAGGCCACCAAGGAGTACGGTATTAAGTATGCAAAAGCTATAGAGTCTCAATGGGGGAAGATAAATGATACAAAATCATTGTTCTCCAAGAGAAACTCTACGTTTGAGCGTTCAAGAAATTACGCAAACGGAACGCAAGACACCTCCATCTATAAGCAACTGCTTCACACCCTTGACCCCAACAGCAATGACGGAAGTCTGTTGAACATAGACTTTACTCCGGTTCCTATACTGCCAAAGTTTGTCCGGGTTGTGGTTAACAAGATTCTTTCGAGAGACCCATATCCAAATCTTGAGGCTGTAGACCCCTTGTCTTCTTCTGAAAAAAACGAGCAGAAGAAAAGGATTCAGATGCAGGTTGAAGCCAGAGAGCGGCTTATACAGCTTAAGCAACAGACAGGTGTTGTGCTTGACATAGACCCAGAGCAACTTCCAGAAACTCTTGAAGAATCCGAGATACTGCTTGAGACAAACATAAAGACAGATGCGGAGATTGCTGCTCAGATAGGCACCAACATGACGCTGTCTTGGAACAACTTCAACGACGGCACGTACCGTAGGTGTGTCAATGACCTTGCCTCTATAGGTATGGCTGTAGTGAAGCGTAGAAACGACCCCAACACAGGTATAGCTCTGGAGTATATAGACCCTTCGAGATTCGTCCATAGCTACACAGAAGACCCAAACTTTGATGACATCATCTATGCAGGAAGCATAAAGAGAATATCTATAGATGAACTTAGAAGAATATCTAACGGGGAGATTGACGAGGAGACGCTGAAAAAAATTGCCAATAAGGTTAGAAACAGGACTGGCAACGACCCTTCCAACATAGACAAGTATAAATACGACGATAGACTCAAAAAGAACATATACGGCTACGACGAGTACATGGTAGATGTCCTTGACTTTGAGTTTATCTCAGTTGACAACATGTACTTTGAGGAGAAGGAGAGCAGGTACGGTAATATGAACTTCTTCTACAAGGGGTTTGAGTACAAGGAAAGACCTGGTAGCGTTTACGAGCGTACGCCATACATGATGACCATAGCCACCGTTTACGGCGGCAGCTACATACTGGATTGCGACGATTACTTGTTTGGATACGGAAAGGTCACCAACATACCAAAGAACGTACACGACATATCTAAGGCGCGTATGTCTTATTCTGCTATCTCCACCAACTTGATGCAGATGATGCCGAAAAGCATGGTGGATAGCTGTATAGGGTTTGCTGATATGTTGCAGCTTACACACCTGAAGATACAGCAGGCCATAGCAAAAGCAAAGCCCGACGGACTTATCATAGACATTGAGGGTCTTGAGAACGTACAGCTTGGTAAGGGTGGCGAACTACAACCCCTCGACCTGCACGACATCTACGAGCAGACTGGTGTGTTCTACTACAGAAGCAAGAATCCCGAAGGTGGGTTCCAGAACCCGCCGATTCGAGAGATTGGCAACAGCATCAGAAACATCAATGAACTCATAGGTATATACAATCACTACCTGAGGATGATTCGTGATGTGACTGGAATCAATGAGGTTATGGACGCTTCATCTCCTAAAGGCGAGGCACTGGTTGGTGTAAGAGAGCAGGCCCTGGCCGCAGCCAACAATGCTATATACGACATAACCAACGCCTCCATGATTCTGTTCAAGAAGGTGTGTGAGGATGTCGTCAAGTGTATCCAGATACTTCCTATTGATTCTGTCATATTCAGGGTTTATGAAAATGCCATAGGAAAGGAGAACATGAGGGTGTTGTCTTCATTTAGCAACTTGCCTATGTATAACTTCGGGGTGCAGGTGGTAAAGGACATGGAGGACAAAGACAGGCAGTATCTGGAGCAGAACATACAGATTTCTCTTCAGCAGAAGGAACTTGATATAGAGGACGCCATAGCTATACGCAATATGAAAGACGTCAATCAGGCTGAGATGCTGTTGATTGCTCGTCGCAAGAAGCGTATGAAGAGACTTCAGGAACAGGCTATGCAAAATTCACAGATGCAGGCCCAGGTGCAACAGCAGTCTGCTCAAGCAACGTCACAAGCTAAGATGCAAGAGATGCAGATGCAGGCTCAGATTGAAGCTCAAAAGATGCAATTGCAGGCCCAGCTTGAAGCTCAATTAGAGTCTGTAAGACATCAGAATAGGATGCAGATTGAGATGCTTAAGGCTCAGGCCATGCTTGGCTTTAAGACAGACGACAAAGAGTTTAAGGAAAAGATAGAGGTGTTCAAAGAAAACAGAAAGGATGAGAGGGTCACGAAGCAGGCAATAGAACAGTCAAAGCTTATAGAACAGCGTAAACAATCAAACATAATATAATGGCCAACAAGGTTACATTAGATACAGCCGACAAGCTTGACATAGTCTGCAAAAAAGGTGACACGTTCTTGCTCAACCTTAGGCTCAAGGACTCTGATGGCGTCCCCATGGAATTGTCTACCCTTGGGTACACGTTCTTGATGCAGGTTAGAGAGCAGCCAGTACAAGACCCTGCCTCCGTGGAGCCAGCCTTAATAAAAGGACCTGTGGTTATAAGCACCCCAGACGCAAAGGAGACAAGACAGGAAGAGGGACAGGCCCCAACTACGAATTTAACTTTTGAGCCTATTGTGGTTGACGACAGCGGCAATGTGACTATAACTGGTTCTCACAACACTATGAAGCAAATTCCTGCTGGGAGATATGTGTATGATATTCAGTCAGTTGTAAGCGGAACATATAAGACTATTGTTAGAGGAGGGTTTATTGTAAACGACGATATAACCGTTGTGTAATGGCAACCAGCATCATAGAGTCTGGTAACATAATTATAGAGGTCTCTGTTCCTGCTGTGAAGGGAGACCAGGGTCCTATTGGCCCTACAGGA